TGAAAGTTAAGAGTAAAGCAAAGATAGGATTAAGGTAGGTGAAATAGTGATGGCAATTTTAAAAGACCATGATTTATTAAATGAAGATGGAAGTATTCCAGATGAATTACTAGCAAAGTGTATATCTAATCATAGCGCAATGCTGGATAGGTATAATCTCTTAAATAAATATTATGATGGAGAACATAAGATATTAGAGAGAACACTATCAAGTGATTCATTGCCTAATAATAAAATAGTAGCGAATCATGCTGAATATATTACTGACATAGCTACTGGATATGTATTTGGTACACCAATAACTTATAGTGGTAATGGTGCTGATGAACTAAATGATATCTTCACTGAGATAGATGAAGATAGTCATAATAATGAATTAGCACAAGACATGAGTATTATGGGAATAGGATATGAATTGTTATTTATGAATGATGATGAAGTACCTTTTCCAGAATTAGCAGTATGCAGCCCTCTAAATAGTTTCTTAGTATGTGATACAACAGTAAAACAAAAGCCTTTATTTGGAGTAACTTACTTTGAAAAGAGAGATATTGAAGAGCAGTTAAAAGGCTATGATATCAATATTTATACTGAAGATAAGATATATCATTATTTTACACAAGATATAAAGAGTAAGGCGTTTGAATTAAAGGATGAAGAAGAACATTATTTTAATGGAATACCTCTTATTGAGTATAGAAATAATAAGAAACTTAGAGGTGACTTTGAAGGAGTTATTACTCTGATAGATGCATATAACCTTTTACAATCTGATAGGATAAATGATAAAGAACAGGTTGTTGATGCATTGCTTGCAGTTATAGGCGCTTCATTAGGGGATGATGAAGAGGAAAAGATTAAGACAGGAAGACTACTTAAAGAATTAAAGATAATAGAGCTTGATGAAGGTGGAGATGCTAAATGGTTAGTTAAGAACCTTAATGAAACTGAAATAGAAGTACTTAAGAAGTCACTTAAAGATGATATACATGAGTTTTCAAAAGTTCCATGTCTTACTGATGAAAACTTTGTAGGTAATGCTTCAGGTATAGCCATGAAGTACAAGCTCTTAGGTTTTGAACAGTTAGGAAAAACAAAAGAAAGATACTTTAAACAAGGCCTAAGGCAAAGATTAAAGCTTATGTCTAATATAGAGAATATACGAGCTAAGAATATTGATTCTAGCAATATAGATATAGCTATGAAGAGAAGTCTTCCAGTAGATGATGAACTTATGGCTAGAATAGCACAAGAAACAGAAGGTTTTATTTCATGGGAAACTAGAGTTAAAAGGTTTGATGGTGAGATAGATATTGAAGAGGAAAGAAAGCGTCTTGATGAAGAAAATAAAAAGAAAGTAGAGCAGCAACAAGAGGCCTTTGGTAGTTATGACTTTAAAAATACTAATCCAGAAGATGGTGAGGTAGATGAAGAAGAGAAGTAATGCTTATTGGAAAAAAAGATCTAACTTAAGAATGAAAAGCTATCATAAGTCTAGTGATGAAACTATTCATAGAATAAATAATGCTTATGATAAGGCTATAGAGGATATTAATAAAGACATCAATAAGATATTCTTTAAGTTACAGAGCGACAGTGGATTAAGCATAGCAGAAACAAAAGGATTACTTAATAGTAAAATACCTAATAAAGAGTTAGATAGCATTAGGGCCAGAATACACGGAATACAAGATAAAGAATTGAAAAGGTATATGATGGCCCAATTAAATGCAAATGCTTATAAAGCTAGAATGACAAGACTAGAAGCATTAAAAGAAAGTATTTATATTAATACTAAGTTAGCAGCAGATGTAGAAATAAATAAAAGTACTAAACTATATACAGATAATATAGAGAAAGCCTATTACACTAACCTATTTGATATTCAGAAAGGATTAGGTGTAGGCTTTAATGTTGCTCAAATGCCATTAGGAACTATAGAAGAGATACTTAAGAATAGGTGGAGTGGTAAACACTATAGTAAGCGTATATGGCATAATACAGATGTATTAGCAGAGAAATTAGAAGAAGTAATAACAAGTGGTTTAATGAGTGGTAAAAGCTCTAGGAGAATGGCGCAAGAGTTACAAGACATGACTGACTATGAGAAATTTGCTTGTGAGAGAATTATAAGAACAGAGACTACTTATATAACAAATGCAGCAGAAGTTGAAAGCTATAAAGAATGTGGGATAAATAAAGTAATATTTATTGCTACATTAGATTTAAGAACATCTAGTATCTGTAGAAGTATGGACGGTAAGATTATAAAAGTAGATAAGTTAAGAACAGGAAGTAATTTACCTCCATTACATCCATACTGTAGAAGTACAACAAGAGCATACTTTAAGAATATGGAAAGACTACAAAGAAGAGCAAGGGACCCAGAGACAGGTAAAACCTATACAGTACCTGGAGATATGAAGTATCAAGAATGGTATGATAAGTTTGTAGTTGATAAGTATGGCAAAGATAAAAAGATAATAGGATCTAATAAAGAGGATTACGAGTCAATAATAGAAAAGTGTACTAGCATAGAAGATTTAAATAAAAAAGGTACAAAATTATTAGAAAAGAATAATATTAAGGTTGTGTTTGAAGATAAGCATAATATAGAGGTAGCAAAAGAACAATTAGTGGAATTTATAAAACTTAAAAATAAATATAATACTGATACTATTTATTCAATTGGAAGTGACAAGTTTGGAACAACACTTCAAGGTAGATTCTTAAGGATAGGAGATGATACAGGAGGTATTATTCAGGTAAAGAATAAAAAGATGTATACAACACCGGAAGCAATTAAAAGGATTCGGCGTTAGTTTTAATGCAGTAGTTGATTCGAAAAATGCAAATAAGGCTATTATAAATCATGAATTTGCTCATGGATTTGGTGTTTACAAACAAAGAAAAATAAGTCCAGAAAAGAATGAATTTTGGAAAGAAATGAGGAGTATCCATAGAAAATACAATAAAGCTGTAAGAGAAGGTAAAATTAATTCAATTTCACAATATGCAAGTCAAGATATAGATGAATTTATGGCAGAAGCTTTTGAAAGTGCAAGGCTAAATAGCAATCCTAATGAATACTCAATAAAAGTGTTAAGTACAATAGATAAGCACTTTAAAAAAACTATAACCAATTCAAGTGATGGTGTAAATAATGAAGAAATAACAACTGTATTTGAGAAAATGATTAAGAATAAGTCATCTGATAGAAATCAATACAGTAAGTATAAAGAAATACTTGGTAAAGATGCTCCTAAATCATTTACAGATTTCAGAGAATTGAAGTATAATGATAGTAATGAATGGAATCTTGTTAAGGATTATGTGAAATCTAGGTCAAATAATATGATATCGATTTTTACTCCATATAGCCAGTATAAAGAATATAAAAATATTATTGATACTGATATTATAGGATTAACTACTTCGAATGGGATTAAAATAAAGGGACAAAGCAAGCACTTTATAGAAAGAGTATTTGGAACATCTAAAGACCCAAATACTGGTAGACCTAGAGACGGAGTTGCAATTAATGATATTAAAGATGCTATTTTAAATGGTGTGGTTAGAACAAGAAAAACTGATCCTAATAGTATAAAGCTTGTAACAGATAGATGTATGGTTTCAATAAATCCTAATACAGGAGTTTTAATTCAAACTAATCCATAAAGATAGGAGGGAAGTTATTATGAAATTTAAACTAAACAAAAGTTTATTTGATTTACTAATCAATATACCGGAAGTTAATCAATATATAATTAAAAGAGTTAAAATAGACGATTATATTGAATTTAGTATAGATGCTAAGGATTTTAGAGAAGTACAATTATTAATAAATGATGAAATAGTATTACATGGTATGGATAATCAAGATACTGTTAATGACTTAGGATTAAGGCTATACAAATTATATGATGA